ACTTGCATTATAGAACAAAATTTGTAAATATATTGTATGTTAAAAATAAATGATTTGGTTTGGATTAAACAAAGTGATGTTGATGCTTACTGTTGGGTTTTAGGTAAAGTTGTTGGATTTACACCTAAAAGAATTAAGTGTGAAAATTTAACAAGAACTTATTACAAAGACGATACATTTATTGGAAACTACAAACCATCTTCTGTAAGAAAACTTACAGAGGAAGAAATAAAGGAAAGGAACATAACATGACTAAACTACATCATACAGAATATAAAAAAAATTATAAAAATTATATTCTATCAACTATAGAAGAAGACTCAGAAGGTAAGCCAATCAAAACAGATGAAGAAAAAATCAAATATATTTTTGATAGGTTCTATTCAGAATATGGTTGGAATATTGAAAGAGTTGGAAAACAGAAAGCAATGGCGGAATGGTTGTCTGGTTTAGCATTAGATATTGAATATTATAATTTGTCTATTGTTGAACTTGCAGTCAAAATGGGATCTGTAGAAGAAAACCCTTCAGACAAAATGCAAGGTAAAATTATTGATAACTATTGGAATTTCATGGCAAATGTAATTCTAGGATTTGAACCAAAAGAAAGGAAACAATAATGAAAAACAAAGATTTTAATTTATTCAATCTTTTTAGCAAGACCTTTAAAGATCGTAAGATGTTTGGTTTCATTGGTTTTGATGAACTTGGACTTATGCCAAAAGTTTCAAAGCCAATAAGACAGACAGAGGAAGAAACCTTAGAATTACCAGAGGATTATTTTAATAGCTTAACAAAGGAGAGAAAATGAACAAAGAACAAATAAAAAAAATAAATATAGAAAATAGTTGGGAGGTTCAACTGCCTTTATATTTAGACTTATATTCTAAATTAAATGCAGAAGGACAGAAAGAAATGAAAAGACAACTTACCTTATTAGGTAAAATGGTTGATGTCATACAAAAACAAAAAAAGGAGGGATAATGAAAAATATATTTGAAAGTAAAAAAGAAGATTTTGAAATAAAAGAATATAAAGTCAAAATTAAAAATATTAATGACAATGATGGTCATTTTCATTTTAATGCTAAGACTAAAAAAATTATAAACTTAAATAAAAAGAAAGGGAAAAAATGAAAAAGTTTGTATTACCAACAATATGTGTTGATGAAGTTAAATTTTGCAAAGAAGGAAAATTTTTCTTTTTAAAATATAATGACAGTGGATATTCTTATATCATGGCAAAGCATGGATTTGATGAGTTATTATATAATATTCAAAAACAAGGTTATGATCTTATAAATGCAGATGGATCATTATATGACATTAAACAAGGTGCATAACAAAAGGAGAGAAGATGTACACAAGAGAAAGAATAGAAGAAGTGGTCAAAGAGTGTTTAAAATATTACTCTTTTGAGAAAAAAGAAAATAATACAAAAGAAAATTTTGTTGAAAGTATTATGATTGAATTAGACAATTCTAATACAATTTTTATAGGAGAGAAAAAAAATGACAAGGAATAAATTTGGACTTCCTTATATTTTTGACCATGTAAAACGACAAGATCAAAGAAGGCTAGACAATCTTGATTATATGGTTAAGAATTGTCCTCATGATTTCAAAAAAATCTGGACTAGCAAAAGGAAAGAACTCAAGGAACAAATTGAAAAAAGACACCATAAAAGCCTTAACTAAGGAACAGTTAAAGGATCTTAAGAAAAAGATGTTAATATCAATTCTAAGGGGTTCTATGGCTTGTAATGGGGTATATTTTAACAGATATAAGAACTTTAAAAGAAAGGATAAATTATTATGCTTGAAACAATTATCGCAGTAGAAATTGCATTATTGATTTTTTATTATGCAACAAACTAAATTAAAGGTTTTAGACCTTTTTAGTGGTATTGGTGGATTTAGTCTTGGCTTAGAGTCTTTAGGTCAATTTGAAACTATTGCCTTTTGTGAAAAGGATAAATTTTGTCAAAAGGTATTACAAAAACATTGGTCAAATATTCCAATAATAGATGATGTAAGGAGAATAAATGGAAAAGAAATTAAAGCAGATGTTGTTGTCGGAGGTTTTCCCTGCCAATCAATTAGTATCGCAGGAAAACAAAAAGGAAAAGATGACGATAGATTCTTATTCCCAGAAATGCTTAGAGTCATTAAAGAGGTTAAACCCAGATGGATTATTGGTGAAAATGTGCAAAACCTTATTAACATCTCAAATGGAACAATCCTCAAAGAAATTATTGAAGGGTTGGAAGCCGAAAATTTCGAAGTCCAATGTTTTAGTATTTCAGCTAGTTCACAAGGAGCTTGGCACAAAAGAGAAAGAATCTGGATTGTTGCCAACTCCAACGACAGACTCAGTATCGGAGAGAACCAAGAAATACAAACAAGGAGGAACACCTTTAACAATGGCAGTTCGTCAAATGTACCCAACACCAAATGCAACGAATATCAACACTCCTCAACCAACCAGAGTGGAGCAAGTGAGCTCTGGAGGTTTTATTCTGCGGAAGAAGAACAAACCTCACATGACTTATGGAGCAAGACTTCAAGATGTGATGCACCACTTGGAAAACAAAAAAATGTTACCGACACCGACAAATTCGGAACACAAATACAGACTCAAAGGCAACACTCAAGCATCGAAATGTTTGGAAGCTCTTGCAAGAAAAGGTCAATTAAAAAAATATCCAACACCAAACGCAAGGGATTGGAAAGACTCAATCAACACAGTTCCACCATCAGTCAACAAGACCAGAGGTTACAGTTTAGGAATGAAAGTAGCAGAGGAGAAAAAAGACAAAAAATCTGGTGGCAAACTCAATCCGAACTTTGTGGAGTTCCTAATGGGGTATCCTATGAATTGGACAAAGATAGAGCCAACAGAATCAAAGCACTTGGAAACTCAATCGTACCCCAAATCGCAAGAGAAATCGGAAAAGCTATAATAGCAGCCGAAACAAATGAATGAATATTTATGGAGATATGCGGATTTGTATAAA